CTTAAGCCATTATCGCTAAACTCAAAGCCTCTTTGCATTCCCAATTCTGCTAACATTCGTTGAGTTTCAGCATGTGGTATAACTTGATGATTAGGCTTATTAGAATATAGCGTAGGTTTATCGGGCGTTAAGAACATTTGACCAGATGGTGTTATTACTGCCTCGCTTCCTGCCTCTCCTGCTATCCATGAGCCGCTAGGTGTAGAATCTGTACCTTTTGCAAACTTAGGTATTGGAGTAGCTAAAATAATCCCTGCTTGTATTATTCCTGATGCTGCTACAATACCAGCTAAAACTAAATTCGGAAGGGCTTTTGTTATTGCTACCGCTGTACCTATTGCGACTGAAATTAATGCTGCATTCTTATCCGCTTTCGCTTGTTTTGTTTTCAAAGCTGCCTCTTTCCTATCAAGTTCATTGTTAATCCTTTCTTTTTCTGCTGCTGCTTTTTTATTGATTTCATTTCTTCTTGCTGCTGCCTGATCTTCATTTAGTAACCCTAAAACAAGTTTGTCCTGAACAGCTTGTAAATCTTCTTGTTGCTCAGTGTTGAGCCTTTCCAAATCTTCATCTCTTTGTTCTGATAACCTTTCGAGTTCTTCGTCTCTGCGTTGTGCCGATGCTTCAAATAGAACATCCGAAATGCCTTGTGCTGCTTGTGCTGTTAAATCTATCGCTGCATCTCGTATTAATTTTTGATTTTCTTTTCTTTCTTTTGCTTCCTCATCTGATATAAATTTCCTTGCATCAGCACCATCCTGTGTTGCTTTTGTTACATCTTTTTCAGATTGTATAGCAGAATCTAGTCTTTCTTTTGCATTCCTTTCTTGATTGTCTGTGACTATTTTTTCAAACCCTTCAATTTCTATGGCTTGTTTAGCTTTTTCATTTTTTAAATTTACAGCTGATTTTTTACGATCTTTTTCAATCTCTTTATTTGCTCCTCTTTCGGATGCCTTTCTTTGTTTTAATTGTTCCTCTATTAATGGAAGTATTAAATCAGCATTACGCTTCATTTCACCCGAAGTAAATGAACTAAAAGAAGTTTGAAGTTTTTTAAGGTCTTCGATTGATTTATCATTTATTTTAAATCTTTCGGCTAATCTTTCTGCCTCTGCCTGTTTTTCAGCATCTTTTATTTGATCTTGGAATGATTTCTGTAATGCAAATTCAATCTGGTATCTTCGCCTTGTTTCTTCGTTATATTCTGTTGTTGCTGTTTTTCTTGATTCTTCAACAATTGAAGCTTGCTGTTTTTCTGCTAAAACTAAACCATCTAAAAACTCCTGCGCTGATTTAGTGCTGCCTTTTATTGCATCCGTTGTAGTTTTAGATAATCTTTCGACTGCTTCGCTTATTGTTTCTGCGGGAGTTATAGTTTCTGTTAGAGTGTCTAGGAAATTCTTTAGAAATCCGTCACTTTCTTTTAATCTTAATACCCAACCATCCCATGCCGACTGTAATCTTTTTACTGCACCCTCTGCATTATCAATTCTGGTTTCAACCATTATTTTCAACTCATCATTGACGTCAATAAGACTATTTCTTAGTGTTCTTGCATCCTCTGCGCTTGCAACAAATTGACTAAATGCAGCTACTGTTCTAACGGTAGTCAATTCAAGTGTTTCGCCCAAATTGAATCCTTTTGAATCAAGTTCTACTAAAGCATCTATCATTTGATCAAAATTCTCAACAGGCTTACCTATCTCTTTGGCTAGTTTACCATTTGCATCAGCAAGATTAAGTAATATATTTCTTGTGGCAGTTGCTGCCCTTGAAGCATCAAATCCTGAATCTCTTAATTTTCCAAATAAAGCAACTGAATCTTCAATACTAAAGTTGAACGCCCTTGCAACTGGTAATATAGTTGATAGGTTACCGTCAAAATCCCTAAATGATGCTGCTGTTTTTGTTGTTGAAACTGCCAACACAGAAGCAACCCTATCCATTTCAGAAGCTTCAAGCCCCATTGCTCTAAGTGCCGCTCCTGCCACACGTGCAGCATCTCCAAGCTCTGAACCTGTTGCGGCAGATAAATTTAATATAGCCTCTGTTGAGGAAAGTATCTCTTTTTGCGTGAAACCAAGCTTAGCAAGCTCTGTTTGAAGCTGTGATACTTGCGTAGATGTAAATTGAGTAGTTCTGCCGTACTCTAAAGAACTCTTTATTAAATCGTCAATTTCAGCTTTTGTTTTTCCTAATATAGATGCTAATTGCGAATTTTGAGAACTATATTTTACTATTGTTGAAACAGAAGATTTAATAATCGCTGCAAATGCTGTAACGCCTCCAATAACTCCAAAAGCACCCAATAAGTTTCCTGCCACTCCTTTTAATGCACTTCCGTAATTACCAACATTTCTATTGTGTACCAATAGTTCTGAATCTACTCGCATTATAGCTTTTTGCTGTGCAATTATGGCGTTTTTTAGAGCAATTCCGTTTGTTTTGCTTTTTATTTGTTCTGGTGATAACGATTTATATCTACTTATGTTTTGTCTTAATTCTGCATTTAACTGATCGTAGCTTCCTTTTGCTGAATTATTTACTATTATATTATCTTTTGTTTCCTTATTAATTTTTTGAAGCTCTAATTTTGATTTAGTCAACGCAACAACAGCCTTAGACCTCGCCACGTCAAGTTTAGCATGTGTTTGAAGTTGCTGTTTCCTTATTCTTTCAGCTTCTTGCTCAACTGCTGTTAACTTTTGTTTCTTATTAGTGCTGTTTTCTTCTGATGTAGAAAGTTTATTATTTGCTTCGACAAGCTTAACACCTGATGTAAGTAATTTCTCTGTCGCCTCGATAGCTTTTAACGTAGCTTCCGTAAAAGCTTTCATTTCATCAATAAGCTCCTTAGATATTGGGCTAAAATTATCTGCCATCTTGTTTTACTTTTAATTTGTTGTTTTTTTGAACAGCCTGATCGTACTTAAATTTAAGCTCGTTTACCGTTATATCTCTATCTAAATAACCATTGTTTTCAACTGCCTCTATAAATGCTATGTGCATCGCTAAACCTAACTGTTTATCTTCTTTTTCAACCTCATTAGTATTTGGCAGTGGCGTTTTTTCCTTTATTTTATAATCAAGTCTCTCTATTTCTGATTTAATTGGCTTCAATACATCATCTATCTGCTTTTTTTGCTCATCTGCCTCGGCTTCTGCATCTACCACACTCGGATAACGAAACAACATTAAACGATGTTTTTCCTTAAATCCGTCAAGTAACTGAATCTTTCTTGGCGTATCTTTTATATCATAACATAATTTCAAACCGTCATGCAATAGGGTTAGATTATTACGCTTTAATCTCATCCCCTGAATTAAAATATCAATGCCTATTAACTTTTCAAAATCTTCGTTTCCGAATAATTCTTGGAGTTTTTCAATGAATCCAGAGTACTTTTTTATTGCTTTAATCCTTGTTATTGGGTTAAATGTTTTTGATCTACATATCATTAAATAATTACCAGTTGTTATCATTTCTTGGCAATGCTTCACTGACATTGTATTTATATTGTGGAAATTCATTACATTAATTTATTTCATTATTATACAAATATACAAAATATGCTGTACAACATGTTATAATATTTGTTTGCTAAATTTCGGCAGTGTATTTTCGTTAAAGAAAACAAAAAGAATGAATGATTAAAAGCAGTAGCCTACCTTACTACTCGAAACTAAATTAAAGGCAATACTGCACAAACCAGCATAACACCCTTATTAATTTTATATGGTGTTAGGCACTTTTATTTGAGCGATGGGAAAATTTACAAAACTTATAGAAAGTAACTATAAAGAACAACAGGAACATGGTTGCTGTGCGGTTGAGTCAAAAATGGCATATGTAGGAGCTTATTTATTTGACTTTACAACCTACGATGAAGATGCAGATGTATTGTTTGCTAAAAACATGATAGAGGTACTAAAGTGCATACTTGACAAGACTACATTTGAATACCAAAAAGACGAGAAACAATACATTAATTACCTGACTATGGTAAACATGCCATTTTTGACGGATAAGTTGAAGTGGGGTGGCTCAATTAGGGGTGCTTGGTTTGATAACTGGCAAGAATATGAAGTTGACGGAATTAAGATTGAAAAACAAGAGCTTGAAATGTTTATAGCAGACCTAATTGAGTGGGCTAATTGTGCCTAACGGTAAGGCTATGTGTAGTGCCTTTTTACCAAACTGCACCAACTTTTAATAATAGAAATAATGGAAACAAGTATTGAGATTTTTGATAAAGACGGCAAGGCATTACATATAGGTGATGTTATAGGGCGTTTTTTAATTGAACAAACAGAAAAGCACGAAGGTTACGACATTGAAGATACACAGCTAGGCTTAGAAAACTACCACGATGAAGAAGGAAAGCAAAGATTAGCACTTTACGACCCTGAGTATGAAATATTGGATGAGATATGGGTAAATGCCATATAACGTACTAGCATATGAAATGTAGCGTGTAAGTACGCAGAAATTAACGATTAAGAACAGAATTAAATAAACACAATAATAACTTAGTGGGGCAACTAAACAGCTATTTTTTATATGCATTGTTACCCACTTTTAAAATTACGGAATTATGAAACGATATTTAGCATTTTACGGAGCAGTATATTATCCAAGTGGTGGAATGGATGATTTTATAGGTGACTTTGATACAAAAGAAGAGGCAATTGAAAAAATACAAAAACACCATAAAGAAGAAACTTATAGAGATACTTGGGAATATGCGTGGGCTAATGTTTATGACACGGAAGATAGAATAGAAGTACATACCCAGTAATTTTTATTGTGGGTAACGATTGTGTAAACACACCTTGCTGTTTGTTTATGGGAAGTAGCGTATATTTTCTTGTTAGCATTAGTACGGATTTAATAACTAAAAAATAAATTACAATGACTAAAGAAAACAGAATATTTGTGCTAGGATTCTTCTGGACTTTACTAGGTGCATTTGTAGCAGGAATTATAATAGCTGATATGATTAATGTAACATGGGAGCGTATATGGTATGAATATGTGCTTTTAATAGCAGGAATAACTATCTGCCTATATGGTTTGCGAATGCTTAGAAGTGTAACATGAGTGACTAGTAACTTAATTATATTGTTACCGTTTCGTTTTTTAGCGTTGACGGTACAAAACTAAAATAAATCATGAAATCAGAAACAAAAAACAAATCTTTAATTAAATAATAAATCTAAAAACTATGGAAGATAGAATTAAAGAAATAGCAGATTCCCCAGCTTTTGCATGTGTGGCATATGGTACTGACGATTGTTATTGGCAAAAAGGATTAACAATTAGAGAATATTACGCAGGGCAAGCAATGGCGGCTATGATAGCCAAAGCCAACCCTAATATATTAAGACCACAAGAAAATGACAAAAAAGGAAGTGACCTAATAGCGTTTTCTGCCAGAGCAGTTGAATATGCTGATGCTTTACTAAGTGCGTTGGCAAATGAAGACTAACTGAAAGCGTAACATGTTGCTAATGACTATTTTAAAACGAAAATATGGAAACAATTAAAAAAGCCTCTCTTATACAGAAAGGCTTTTTTTAAGTACTTCTAAATTACTACTTAACAGCTTTATTCTCTTTTACTTCTTCTTTTACTTCCTTTTTAACTGTCGGATGTAATTCATTGTAATGATCTTCCAAGTTTGCTTCTCCGTAGCGTTTAGGTGAGGCTTTTTTTCTGCCCTCAAACCATTTTCTAAACTCATCTTTGGATAGCCTCTTTAGGCTAGGATTAATTTGTATTTTTCCCATAATATTATTCGTTTACAGATATATAAATTTCATTAGAAACTTTGCTAACAATAGAGCCAACAGCAACCTTTACCCTAACAACAACGAAATCACCTACCGCCAAATTAACAGGAGTAACACCCTTTTGAATAGTAAGTATATAATCTCCGTTTCCAACTATCTCAATTCCTGTTATGTCAGGAGTATCAATATTGCTTGATCTTACTATCTCAAAATCTGTCACAGAAAGCCCCTCTAAACCTCCTTGTCCTCTCACGTCAACATGTACTGCTATTTCACCTTCGGTTGTATCATATTTCCCCACAGAGTGCAATGTTAACCCAAGAGGCGAATACGTTTCAATAAGGTCTGTCAAACTGAAATCCATTGGAATTAATACTCCATTTTCCCATTCATTATAACTATCTCCGTAAAATTTAACAGGAGCATTATTGCCAACGTCTGAAGGCTGTGCAATTCCTTTTGTAATGGCATTAAGAGTTCCTGCAAAACCTTTAATTTTTCCATCGATTCCCATTGTAATGTGCAAGCTTCCATTGTTAAGCTCAAATACTACCGTTCTTGATACATTTTTAAGAGTTTTTAGTAACTCTTTTGTGTCACAGAAATTTGTATCAAAATAGAATAATCCTGATGGAATAGGGCGTGTTACATCTCTTTTTCTTGTAGAATCGAATGTAACAGTGTTGGCGTCATCGGTAGTTGTCTCGTAACTGTTCAAAACTCTACCCCCCCAGATTGTTAAATCTTCTCTTATTGCTTTAATCCATTCTGCTTGACTTTGTACTTTTACTACACTGTCAAATGTAACATTATCTACAATGAATACATTTTTTACTTTCTCAAAATTAGCACCGCAAGTCTTTTGAAGCCCTGCTGGCATTGGTATTTGTGAGCATGTCATATTTTTAACAATTTAAGTTATAATTTGTAATTAAATCTAATTTTAAACCTGTTATCTCAATCGCATCAAGGCGATCGTTGAAAGGATTTTTATTTTGCGGTATCGCTCCCCAAAAATACTTCCTAGAGGCTGTAAAGCTATCGTTTGAAATACGAAACTTCATATTGTCTCTCATTGCCGTAATAAGATCGTTATACAATGGATCAAGTATTGGTATAAAATTATTTTCCCTTCTCTGAACCGTTGTATAGTCCTGTTCTGTTGAATTTACTATCAGAAAATCAATAGTTGCTTCCGTGTTGTTAATCCTGTTTTTTTTGTAATCAATATCCTGTAAAAGTATAATCAATGGATATTTCTGCCATTTTAAAACAGAATCGTTTGATTCATCTTTCCCTTTCAATCTTTTAGATATTTCAGAAATATGACCGTCCATAAAAAAAGGAAATTCTGCTTTCCACTCAGTAGCACCAACAACATCTTTATTAACTGTAATTTCTGTTGAAGATGCGGATATTACCTTACAGCTTATTCCGTTTATCAACAATGTTTTATTTTCCTTTAGATCGTTAACTGTTGTTAATACAGTGTTTTCACCAGACAATACGGCATCTGTTATGATTCCTGTCTTGCGAATTTTATCTACAATAGATTCAAAGTCTGCCTCAAATGTTGGTATCCTTAATTTTGCATCGCTCATATTCCGAAAATATTAATCTTTTCAGATGGTGTAAATTCCCATTCAGGATATACGTCTTTATTTGCTAACAAAAAATTAAATAAAGACGGATGGTCGTTCACGTGAATGTAAGATGAAGTGTCTAATTTATCGAAGCAACAACACATTATATCTCCTGATAACTCAACAAAATTATTCCAAGCCCTCGTAAGTTTCTGATTAGAAGATGCGGGTCTTGAATTTTCATTATCTGCAACAACCTCTCCAGTGTTTGAAGTGAAAGTCACATTGTTTCTAACTATAAAAAAGTAAGTATAATAGGCTATAATACTTTCCTTTTGGGAATTTACCAAGCCTACATACTTACGTTTTATAGTTTTTCCACAAAAATTAAATTCAAACTCTTTACCGTCTATTATGTCAAGAAATCTTTGCTCTGAGGCAGGATCGGCAATAAATTTAGAATACAAATCATAACCAAGAACTTGTATTAAGACATTTTCTTGGTGTTTTTCAATTTCAGATTTTATCTTAGATACATCAGCCTCTTTACTTGTAGGTAAACTTATGTCTCTGATAAAATAATCCTCATTAATTAGATTTGCCATTGCTTTATTTATTGATTAATCTTGACTTAACTCTTGCAATTTTTTGTCATAAACTGTTTTCACAGTTGTTCTATTGTCTGATTCAAATTGCTTTAAATCTTCTAAAGTTTCAACTGCTTCAATTAAAGCTATTACATCTTTAGCCTTGGCATCTTTAGCCTTGGCATCTTTAGATAATATCAACCCATTTCTTTTCATGAACAATGAATTTAATTTAAGAAACTTCTTGATATTATTGTCAGACCCTGAAATTATAATTTCCATATAAAACTGTTTTAAGGAGTTTCTAATTGTGTTTTTGCAGTTGCAAACTTTCCAAAGATAAACCAGTATGGATTGTAAATAGGGAATATGATTTCTTCCTCAACTACAATTACGATTTCATTCTTTTTGGCTGTCTCGACATCCTCAACAAATTGAATATTGAAAGGCGTGTACTCTTTCAATTCTGCTCCATTTCTTGAGAAATCACCGCTAAAGAACTTGCCAGACGGAACGGCAGTCGTTGTAGCAATAGGTATCCCATTTACCCCAACAACTCTACCGTTAGCATCTTTTTGAATGTTAAGATAATTGGCGTCTGTTGCTTTAAGTAATCCCATTTGGATAGCTTGCTGTGGATTTACAACATGTCCTGTTACTGCATATTCGCCAGCCTCTAATAAAGCTTCTGTAACAGCCAAAACATCATATTCTTGTGCATCATCAATAGACTGATAAAATATTGATTTACTTGAGCCAGTCCAGTTTGCCGCCACATTTGCATCTGATGTATATGCTTGGTCGATAATAACCTGTGTAGCATTAACAACTTCAACTGCTGTGAATGTTCCATCGTAAGTCGTTCCTGTTGTATTGGCTAATGTTAAGCTATCACCGTTCTTAATTCCATGAGCTGCGGCAAATGTAACAAGAGTTTGCGCTCCTGAGTTATACGTTGCGATACTAGCAAATGCAGTTGCAACATATGTATTTGGTTGCAAATTAAAAGCTTTTGCATCCTTAGATAACCCCTGTACGTTCTCTCCTGAACCATCCCCAAACAATAGTTGGAAATCTTCAACAGTATATGTTGCATCAGGTAATTTAGCTAAAACGTGATCGACAACCCATTGTAATCCATTTGTTTTTAACCAACGTTTTGAAATTCGCATTGAGTTTGCAATCCTCTTTAATCCCCAGGTGTTTTCTTTTGATTTAAACACACTTTCAGGGGCTTCGCCATTTTCTGATAGCATTATAGCTCCTAACGTGAGGGCATCTGTCCAGTCATAAACCTGACCGCCAACAATTTGTGCTTGGCTTGTCATACCTACGCTTAGCAAATCTCTTACATGCTTTCTCCTTGCAGGAGCATCGTCTCTTACGATGTCTGATATTTCAGAAATCATAACAGTTCCAGTATGGCTCGTAATTGGAACAACTGCTTTAGATTCTAATCCATGCAATTCAAGTTTGCCATCATTATCGTTTGAAAGTGTCATCTTCTCAGAATAGCCTTTAAAGCCTCTGTTTTGGAAGTCTTCAAATTCTTTTGATTGAAACGCTTTTTGAACTAAAACTTTAAATTGCTCATCCCTTGTTAGTTTCTTTCTTGCATCTGGAATATTAGAGCCGTTCTCTTGCATTGCCTTTATTAAAGAACCTTGATTTTTGATGATTTCCCTAATTTCTTCAGATACCTCTTTTGATTCTTTTGATTCTTTTTTAAGATCAGAGATTGTTTTCTCATAATCTCTTAAAGCATCAATCGGCATGTTTTCGATGGATTTCTGAAAATCTGCTTTAATTTTTTCAACTTCGTCTGATTTCAAAAATCCTTTAGTTGCATTTTCAATCTTTGAATTAAAATCATTAATCATTTTGTCAGAAGTATATTCTGCTAATTCTTCTTGTGATAATGATTTAATTTCTTCTTCTTCAAGAGCATTAAACGCTCCATCAATTAACCATTTTTTCATATTAATTACATTTTAATAGGTTTAAATAAAATTCTTTTTGACTGTTTTGAGTGTCGTTTGACGGCTCGTTATCTTGTTTCTCAGTGTCGTTTGACGGCTGAAATTTTGCTGATTCTTCAATTTGTCCAGTTGTGCTATTGCTACCAAATAATACTAGGCTACTTTCTAGTACATTTTTTGCTTGTTTAACGATCCAGAAGTAAACTATTTCTGTATCGAAATCTTCTTTATTGGCTATTTGATTAATGTAATTATCGTAATTATCTTTGAATTTAATATCTTCCTTGTCATCGCTATTTATCGCAAAATCAATATCAACATATTGCATTCTCACACTGCATTCTATGTCATCGCCGCTATCTAGCCATTCTTTAGCCTCGGTGCTTATGATTTTATCTTTTCTTATTTTATAAATCAAAACCTCTGTATCCCCATCGTATGGCTTGCCTAATAGTGCAAATGGAATAACAGCGGTAAGCATTTCGATGTACTCTTTTCTTGCAATTGTTGTTTTGATGCTCAGCACATGAGTATCTACTAAATAGTTGCGCCCTTGATGTTCTTTTACCGTTTTATTCCAAATACCATTTACATGAAGGTCGAGGTGCGAATCTAATACTTTAGTTGAATTAACAGCCAAATAGTAATAATCTTCATCAATTGAAATGCCTTTAGTCGTAGTATTTATCTTTGAAGAATCAAGAGGCTTTGCCGTAACAGAAATACCTTTGTCGATCGACTTGTAGATATTTGCTTTCTTGAAAGAAATAATATCATCTTTGTGCCTCCGAAGCTCTTTTATGAGATCGGTTTTGTTTTCAAAATTCCTGTCTAATTCCTTGCAGTAAAACATATCATTTACATATTAATTTTTCATCTTTGACCATCTTGGCTTTATCTTCTCTTAATTTCTTAAGCTTCTTTATTTCTTCTTCTGTTAATTTATCTTTCATTATTTCTATTTGTAATTTAACTCAAATCTATCAATTCATTATTATTTAATTCTGATTTTAATTTATCACCTCCTGTAACTGTTGGTAATTCTAACATTTCAAGATATTGATTCTTTGTTATAATATTTTCATTATAAGCATCTTTAGCTGTCCTTCCTTTTAAATTAATAGCAGTTGCTCTATCCTTGAAGTTGTCTTGCATTACAGGGATATGATCCCAACTTGTTTTAATCGAAAACCCATACTTTTTACACCCCAACCTAAAAGTCCAATATTTATCATCGCCATCAACCATTGGAATGACTGTGTCTTGATACAAACTCTTAACGTACTCTCGCTGATTTGCATAAGTACTTCCCTGTATGTATGTGCTGACGAGTTCGTGGCGCACTCCAAATTCATTACATACTAGAATAGAATTATTTGAAAAATCTTCATATATACCTAGTTCTCTTGAGTTCATTACAGTTTTAATGTAGTCAACAGGTATAGGGCTTATTAGGAAAGGATTCTGACCGTTAAGAAATCCATAATCTTTTTTAAATTTATCCTGCAATTCAGTTTTCTCGTTAGGTAAAAGGGATGCAGTGCCGTTTGCATCTTTTAAATTTGGAGTTATAATACCTCCTGTGCCTCTTGTAGCCATCAATGTATTCATAAATTCAAATGCAAGCTGAATATTTGTTATTGGTTTTTGCAAAACCTCAAGCTTACTTATTCCCATTATTGATGGAAATTCAGAAGATATATTAACCTCGTTGGTGTGTATTATTTCATTAGGACTAAACGTTTTTACTGGTGATGTGTTATTTAATGCGTACTGAGATACTATCCCATCAATACTTATTTGGTCATATATTTTACCTGTTTGTTTTACTTCAACAAACTGCGATGGAAGATTTACTATTGTTGATATATTATCAATGTCAGGGAATACAAATGGGGCGTTTAAATAAACGTATGAATTTCCGAATATTTTCAAATAAAATACTCTTTGTTGATTAAATTCCTGAATTGACTGCAATGGATTTGGAAACTCAGTCAATAATCTTTCGGCATTCTTAACTCCTATCCTATTTGATGTCCACGGTACTACTTCGCCTGTTTTAGTATCTTCTAAATATTTTATTCCATTGGAGGCAGCTGTTGATAATAAATTAACACAAGCCTTCACTATTGGGTTGTGCCTTGCCGCTTCTTCAAAATGAAGAGGAGTTGACAACGCAATCCATTGCGGCTTACCTTCGTTCCATTGAATATCCTGCGCTCTTAATACTGTATTTTGTCTAAAAGCTGCATTTAATAAACCTCTGGCAATATTATATTTTAACCTATCGAACATCTATATATTTTTATCAAAATTACAATTTTTATTTGTAAATATAACAATATTTTAAATACCAATAGATTCTATATATAATCATTAAATTACCACAATCTATCCTTCATTGCTAATACATATCTAGCTGGATCAATATGGTGATTATAGTCGTCTATTGGCTCTGGAAGTATTATGCCTCCCCTGTCTATCTGCCTTTGGTAGTTTTCAAATTCATTTATAATATTTTTTGATCTTGCTGTTACCTTGTGGTTATAAGACAATAACCATTTTAAACTCTCGGCTATTCTTGGTTTTTTTACCGCCCTCAAATTATATCCAGCACATCTGAGTTCTCTAATGCTTTTTGGCTCTGCTGAATCTGCTATAATAGTTTGATCTGGATTGAAGTTTATATCTTTTAATCTCTTTATAATGCTATCTTGCAATGGGTTTTCGACTTCTAAATTAGTTAATCCAGTCTCATGTATTCGCTCATCCCAATACATTGTATCCCCATGAATATAGAAATCTGTTAGTGTTAACGGGTCTGGATTAAATCCGAAGTCCATCCCTGACGGTATTTGTTTTGCGTATTCTGGTATCTCATTAATAACAGACCAGTTTTTCATTATAAGTCTATCTGAGATTACGCCCCATTCACCATTTGCGTATATATTGTAATTATTTACGTCATGTATTTTATCCCTCTCAAAGTCTGCAATTACGTGTTTGTCGTAAAACCCATAATTGCTTCCTGCCGGATGTCCAGCAACCCAAAAGTTATCTCGATAAGTATTTTTTATGAAGATTGTATTTCCAGTGGTATTTTTCTTTTTAAATGCAAACTCATTATTTAGCTGAGATAAATTAACTCCGTTGCATTTAGGAGCATTAATAAATAATGGTAGATCAATCCAAGACTCTTTATCTATCACTTCTTTTTTAACCCAGTGATTTCTACTTATTGGATTCCAAGTCGCTATTATTTTTTGATTTGGAGCTCCTCGTAATCGTTTCCTGACCTGTTTATAGTCATCATGTTTATACTCTGTTAATTCATCCATACACACACGCCGATAATCTGCGATACCTTTTATTCGTTCTGAATTATCTAAGCCTCTAAATCTTAGTTTTCCATCCCCTATTCTAATTTCATTCTGTATAATATCAAAATTATTTGTGAATTTATTTAATTTTATACCTATTCCCTTTGCATCAGAGTATATAGAATCTTTAATATCTACGGCATATTTCCGCATCATTAAAGTATTATTATTTGTCGCTAAGGTATTGATTATTTCGGCTTGCGAAACGCTATAAGTTTTTCCAGAAGAAGAACCGCCCATTAAAAATATAAATCTTATATCTGGGTCTGCAATAGCCTCTTGCAAATGCCAGTATATCGGATTGAATATTCTTGGGTCAAACTTAACTATCATTAGATTCGTTAATATCTGAATATGCAATATCTACAATGCGACTCGTAATCTCTCCTGAATGCTCTACATCTTGTTTGTCCTTCCATCTCTTAGAATCCCTATTTTTTAACCAAAATATAGCTGCTGCGGTATCTGGTGGTAATTCTTTTTTTGTTATGGTAGTATCAATGATTTCACCTTCTATTTCGTCAGGGTTTTGGTCGTCTAGTTTTAGTTTCCTTGTTGTTTGCCTTTCTTCAGTTACGGTAAGACCTTGCGCTCTAGTTCTCAGTGAGTTTTCAACATTCCTTGTGTCGAAAATATCCTTTCCTTTTTTTATGGACTCGGAAAATGCAACATAAACATTTTTCCATTCATAAATAGTATCTTCGCAAACATTAAAGAAATCAGCTAGTTCGATGTCGGTTGCCCCTAGCTTGCACATCTTTTCAGCTTGCAAATTATATTCATCTTTATATTTTGTTGGTCGCCCACATTTGTTTACTTTTTCTTCGCTCATATCGCATAATTTGATTTTACACAAAGATACGAAAAAAAATAAAGTACTGTTTATAAAAATATTTTGCATTAAAAACCCCACTGTGAGGTGGGGGTTTTATTGTTTAATTCAACAAATTTAAAACAAAGCCTACGCTCTAAACATTTATTAAAAATTCAATTAATGAGTCACTGTCAATCTCGTTTGGCTCTAAGTCAGTTTTGTACTCAATTAGCCATACGCACTTTTCATTGTCGTAACTACATCTTTTCACGTTGTTTGCACATTCTAGTGCATCTAATAACTCTTCCATTGTTTTTTCGCTTTAAATATTTCACTTTCTGAAAGATTGTTTTTTATAAGTTGCATGTTTACAGGTGTTTATATCGAAAGGTGTGTTTATACCATCGTTATAGGGCATACAAAGAGCGTAATTTAATTGCACATGGCATATCTAATTTATCGCTCCATATTGTTGCACTATCTCGCATTTTGTCAACTTCTGTTAATTTGCCTTTCACATCTACTCCGTCAGTCATTCCGCTATAACCTTCACCACCATAAGTACGCCCTATAACAATGTGTAAAACACCATTGTCGTAGGTTCTTATGTCAAATTCTTGTTGTTTTTGTTTCTTCATATCTTATATTTTACTTTAGTTTTCAACGGTGTTTACACTGGCCATTAGGCACAATTTACTCAGACAACAAATGTCGAAGTATTGAAATTTGTGATTTAATCTCTATTTCGTTTTTATCAAGGTCATTCAACTTTGATTTCTTTGTTTCAGTTTCCTGTAATTTCAATACTTCTTGCAGTTGTGCTTCTTTACGTTTTAATGTTTCAATTACTCTCTTTTTCATAATATTAAAAACTGTGCCTAACAACGTATATAAGAGATACGCCAATAAGCGGTTTTACATCTATTTAAGTTTGTCGGTGGCGTACCTCTCATATACGCAACCGTTGTAGTTCATTAAAACGAAACTACAACACATTATATAAATAATGCGCTGTAGTTCGTATCAAACTTATTCCTCCCCACCCTTTTCAGGAACATTGTCAACATTACCATACTTTTCCAGTAATGGTTCTACTTCATCCCAAATGCCATATCCTTTTTCAAGTAGCGTTGCTGCATTATTCAATTGTTCTTTAACCATTGGCAGTAGCATTGGCATTGTTTTCAGGTTGTCTAAGTTGTAGTTTGCATTTTGTAATGCTTCCATAATTGATACACTCATAATTTTACTTTTTGCCCACGCTCGCAAATCGTGGAGGTTTACATCTCGTATGTAAGGTAGTGCGTATGCGAGGGCGCACTATTCATATAATTAATCGTTATGTACAAGCGCAATGCAGTACATTTAATCTAGTTCAGTGGGAGTAATTTTATTATTTTTTTACCCACCCGCTTCTGGCTTATCAGCCAGTTTTGATTTTTGTTCCTGCCACCATTTAGGCATATCTTCAATAAACAGCTTGTCAAGTGCCTCTGTGTGCTTTTTTGGTATTTTTTTAAAGCGAATCCCATTCCTGTCGCCACCAGTGATTAAACGGGATAATTCGCTCCAATTTATTAGTTTTTCCATTACAAAATCTCTATTAATGATGGGCATACGTGAGCATAGCTGTTTTTTCCATTTGAAACAACAATTATATTTCCATGCTGTATAGATATTGAAGGATTTTGTTTTTTTGAAGATTTGAGATAAAATTTATCTTCCAAATCTTGCTTTGAAATTTCTGCATTGTAACTAACAGATTTTTTTGATAAACTCCAATTAGCTTTTAACTCCAGTTCAATGCCTTTAACAATTATTTTCATTGTTTTTGGATTTTCTGAAATTACTTTCTTCCAAACGTTTTCAACTTCATCTTGATTAGTTCCGCCATGTCCTACGTGTGAAGTAGCGTTTGGCAACTTTGAATAATCTATTTTATCATTCAAAACCTGGTTCTTAGTTCCGCTTCTAAGCTGTGAAATTTGAGTTTTCATAATTTTATTTTTATAATGTTTGTAAAAATGCGTTAACTGCTTCAACTGTATATTTTTTATTAAAATGTTGTTTTCTGAATTGGTTTCCAGAAGTGTTTAACCATTTTCCAAATTCGCCTAATTTTTTTATTTCTTTAATTGGTGCTAAAATGTCAGCAGATGCTTCTTTGTTGGCTGATAATTTAGCTTTGCTTTCGGCTGCTTTTTGGTCGGCTTTTACTTCTTCTTTTAAAAAGAACAATTTCCATTCTTTTTCAAGTTCTTTATTTCCGTTACAAATCGCAGTTACTATACTGTTATGGTAATCCATTCTTTGTTCTGCTGCGTTTCTTCCAATGTTTTCAACATCATAATCAGCAAGTGTGTGGATTCTCAACATTGAATTGTAGTTCCTTTTTGCGTTTTCGATTTGTTTTGCTGTGTATTCCATTTTGTTGTTGTTTTAATTTGATAGTATCAAGATACGCGATTGCGTAATAACTACCAAATATTTTAACAACTATTTTACGCAAATGCGTAATTTATTTTAATTCTAAATAACCCAACCCTAAAAAAATAATAAAATTACCTTGTTTTGTATCAAAAGCAGTGGTTTAATAATGCGCCAGATACATAACACGTTATAAAATTAACCCCGAAAAGGGGTCGCTATCGCTTAATCTTATAACCATACGTTAGCAACTATAAATTGCCTATAAAATCATCTACCATCTTATCGCAGATTTCATCACCTTCATATTCTGTTAGCCTATCAAGTATATGTTTGTTATAGGCAATTAACCGTCTAACAAGCGGTAATAATTCATTTGCTTGTGGCACGATCGAAGTTTCTGCCAGCGCACACGGAATATATGTTATATTTTCACACCTCACCCATTCTATTTCATCCTTACCTTGTCGCAATCCCAATAATGCTTCAGTATATTCAATTTCTATTATTTCAGCAATAACGTCATAGTATTTTGCTTTGTCTCCTTTTCTGAATGTAGTTTTTCTTAATTCTTCTATTGTCATAATATTCAGGTTTTTAAGCCCTCGCTCAAAAACGAAACGCTAACAATAAATAAAAAATATTAAAACGATTTTTTATTAAAACAGTTAGGTATATAAGGAATGCAGTCACACCATGTGCTTCACCAGAATCGTTTGTCGTTTACAGCCATATATAGGGTTATGTTATTTTCTTTACACAATCGTTTTGCTACTTTCAATTGTTTACTGTTCATTTTAGGATCAATCGTATTCCTCTGAGCTCTAGTTAAATCAATGCAATTACCAAGTATCTGTATAATTTTTAAGTGTGTACTATATTTTATTCTGATCCATCCTCGCATATGTAATACCTCAGTAGAAGATTGACAATTATATTTTCTCATATAATTACGTAGCTGTCTCATTCCCATTTCTTCCACTAGCAATTCATACGCATATTCGTTGTGTTGAGAATATCCAACCTTTATTATCTCTCCATTCTGGTTCATCCAACAATCTTGCATATTAATTAAATGTTAAAGAGCATTCATCTAAACTATAACAATAATTTTTCTTCCTGTGGCGACACTCAAATGTGGTGTCGCCACAGAGTGTATTGCTTTGTTCTGGACATGCTTCTATTCCCAAAATACAATATTCACTGTCCAGTCCGTTAAAACCTCCTGGTAAAACATATGTAACTGTGGCTTTAACAGATCGACCTGTAAAATGATTCTTGGTTATGGAATATTCACACAACACTAAGGCATCATTTACCTTATAATCCCTATTGTTTTTGCAAAGCTCAAACGTTTTTCTTCCATCTAATATAGGCTCAAAAAAACTTGGTTCGATTTTTAATACATGTTCTTTCATGGTTATTTAATTTTTACGTTAATTTTTTAATTTCAAATTCTTTTGATTTCATTAATATGCTAGAATTGAAGTTTGTGAGTAAATGGTCAGTAAAAGTAAGTCGGCAACCCCCAACCCCCAAATAGTAAGAGATTACCGACTTTACCAACCATGAAATGCTGTCGTCTCGTCCGTTCGTTTAATGGCGCACTACCAGATAGTAAGTCGTTTATTGAAGTCTTAGTAATGCTTTAACAGGTAAATTTTGATACAATGCTGTTATCGTGTCATTTTATCTGATCTAATGGTGTTTTTTAGGGAGCGTTCCATTTAACTCACATAGATCAAATGAAAAAAACCTGATGGCAGACCGATTTCTCGGGTGATGCATGCCATACAGGTTTAACTATGTTGTGATAATCTTTTTATTTCCTCGATAACAGTGCATCACTTCCGTATCATTTAATAAGACAAATGTAATGATATTTTTTAAAAAATCAAAAAAATCAAAAAAATATTGAAAAAAGTTTGTTCGTATTAATTTTTTTAATACCTTTGTAAGGTAAATCATTAATAAAAAAGACATGACAACTCAAGAGATCAAAATCGAAGCTTTAAAGATACAAGGACTAGGAAG